CTATGAACAACGGCTGTTATCTCTCCTGTATTATCTGCCTTTACATAATCTTCTGGATCAATAATAAAACATTGATGATCTGTCATTGAAAGATTACGACAAGGAAAATATCTTTCTTTTCCTCGAATATTTAACAGTAAACCACAAGACTCTTTAGGATCTTGGTCTTTAGCATGAACAAGTGCTTCTTCTTTCCAATTCATGCTATAAACGTACCAATCGAAGGAAACTCAGTTCTTGTGCATTGTCTTTTTGGTGCTCTGATACCAGCAAGATCAAATACTGCTGCAAGTTCAAACTGTACGACTTCTCTATTTTCTGTTGATTTTCTATCTATTTTATAAATTTCTTGTGGAAATTCTGCCGTAGGATCTGGTGTTCCCAATGGATTAGTATTGCCAGGAAAGTTTATTGAATCCAAATATCTAGCTAAAGTTCTAATTCTTGTAACTGTTGCACCTGTTAAATCATTACCTGTAGTAGTAGAGTTTACATTTAACAAAATGGCAGTAATAGTTCCAAGAGCATTACTGATAGTTAATGTAGGTCTAGGTAACTGTCCTTTTTGAAATGCAAAGCCTTCTGCTTGTATTGGCATTTTTACATAAGTATTACCAGCCCAGATAATATCTCCATTTCCTACTCTATTTGTACCAGCATGAAATCTATAAGTAGCTGTCGATCCATGTATTGCAGCGT